AAGAAGAAGATAAATAGTAAAAGACATTATGGCTAAAGACATTAAATTATATAAAGATGGGAATGAAGTTACAATTAATGAAACTCAACTTGAAAATTTTTTATCTTTAGGTTGGAAACAAGAAAAACAAAACAAGCAAACGAATAAAAAGGATACTAAAACATGGCAACACATCACGGAAAAGAAGGAGTCGTAACTGCTGGTGGATCTGGTGTTGGGGAATTAACAGGGTTCACTTTAGAAACTTCTGCAGATGTTGTAGAAGATACAGCTTTAACAGATGCAACTAAATCATTTGTTGCTGGAAGAACATCATTTTCAGGAACTTTAGAAATGAATTATGATGAAACTGATTCTCCACAACAAACTTTAACAGTAGGAAGTTCTATATCTTTTGTTTTATTACCAGAGGGTAATTCTTCTGGAGATGAAAAATTTACAGGAACAGGTATTATTACAGGAATGTCAGTTAATAACTCTATGGATGCAATCATTGCAAGATCAGTTACTTTTCAAGGTACAGGAGCATTGACAAGAGCAACTGTATAATAATACTGTATGAAATTTATTGACAGAGCCAAATCTCATTTTGAGTCTTTAGGAGTTCAATCTCTTGAAGTAGAAGAATGGAAAGACGAAGCTGGTAATCCGAGTGTTATTTATTGGAATCCTATTACTTTATCTGAAAAGAATAAATTATTTAAAAAGTCTGATAATCTTAATGATGTTGGAATACTTGCTGATATAGTTATTATGAAAGCTATTGATAAAGATGGTAATAAACTATTCACATTAGAAGATAAAATAGGTTTAATGCACAAAGTAGATTCTGATGTCCTCTCACGCATAGCCACATCAATGGTCCAAATAGTGCCTCCTCAAGAAGTAAAAAAAAACTAAAATCTGATCCTGAATTAAAGAATTGTTTTATTCTAGCTGATAGGTTAAAAATACCTTTGAAAGATGTTTTACAAATGGAAGAATGGGAGTATAACCATTGGATAGGTTATTTGATGTTAGAACAAGAAGAACATGAAATGGCTATGAATAAAGCAAGGCATAAATAATGGCACAAAATTTAGTATTAAATATATTAGCAAAAGATAAAACAAAAGTTGCTTTTGGAGCAGTTCGTAGAGGATTAACAAATTTAAAATCATCAATATTTTCAGTTCAATCAGCAATACTAGGAATAGGTGCTGGTCTTGTTGTCAAATCATTTTTAAAAGTAGGTAAAGATGTTGAACAATTAAGATTAAGATTCTTTTTCTTATTTGGTTCAGTTGAAGAGGGAAAAAAAGCATTTGATAATTTAGTTAAATTTGCTGGAAAAGTTCCATTTACTTTAGAGCAAATTGCCGCCGCATCAGGTAATTTAGCAGTTGTATCTAAAGACGCAAATGAATTAGCAACCAATTTACAAATAGTTGGAAACATTGCCGCAGTAACAGGATTAGATTTTAAACTTACAGGAGAGCAAGTTCAAAGGTCTTTGTCTGCTGGTATTGCATCTGCTGAATTGTTTAGAGAAAGAGGTGTAAGAGAAATGCTTGGTTTTAAATCAGGCACAACAGTTACAATAAAAGAAACAGTAGATGCTTTGCATAGAGAATTTGGTCCAAATGGTAGATTTGGTAGAGCCGCAGAAGTTTTAGGAACAACTTTTGATGGTACTTTATCAATGATTCAAGATAAGATATTTCAATTTCAATTAGGAACTAATGAAGCTGGCTTTTTTGATTTTATTAAAGGTGGATTAATTACAATCAATAAACTTGTAGAAGAAAATCAAGATAAATTAAGAAAAATGGCTAATGCTTTAGGTCAAGGATTAATTACTGTTATTGAGGGTACAATAGTTGGTCTTGTAGAAACTGTTAAAGCAGTCAAAGTTGTTTTTACAACAGTAGCATCAGGAATAAAAGGAGTTATTGATATAATTAATTTTTTACCACCTGTCGTTAGAGAAATGGGAATCATCGGTTTTTTAATGCTGGGTACAAAAGGCAGAGTTGTTGTTTTTACAATAGGATTAATATTTAATCAAATAGGAAAATTATTAAAAAAATTAGGAATAGAAATTGATATTGGTTTTTTAGATAAATTAAAAGAATCTAATGGAGAAATTACAGGAATTAAAAAAGTTTTTGAAAGAGTAAAAGAGGAAATTGCAAAAAATACAATAGAAGTAACAGAAATGCAAAAAGAAATTATGAAAGCAAATAAAGAAGCTAAAAAATTAAAAAGGAATATATCTCCATTTAGAGAAGAAATAGAAAAACTTAATGAAGATTCATTAAAAAAACTTACTAGCTTATCTAAACAAGCATTTGAAATATTTGAAATGGGTACAAAAGGAATATCAAAAGGTATTGCTGAAAGTATAGTTTTAGGAAAAGAGTTTGGAGATACAATGAAAAACATTGGTAATCAAATATTAATAAAAATAATTGCGGCACTTGTAGAAGTTGCAATTAAGATTGGAGTACAAATAGCATTACAAAATACTTCTATTGCACAATTATTAGTAACACTTGGTATTGAAAAACAAATAACTGCTGAAAAGGATAAACAAAATAAAATGTCAAGAGGAAAATCATTACATGGATTTATTGATATGGGAATGTCATTTTTAGGTTTTGCACAAGGTGGAGCAGTATCAAAAGGGAAACCAATAATGGTTGGAGAAAAGGGTCCAGAGTTATTTGTTCCAAATCAAACAGGACAAATTACTCAAAATGCAAGAGGTACAGGTGGCGGAAGTGTTAATGTTAATTTTAATATTGAAGCCATAGATTCAAACAGCTTTAATTCTGTTTTAATAGAAAACAGAGGTATTATAACTTCAATAATAAATAATGCTTTAAACGAAAAAGGTAGAAGAGAATTAGTATAATGAGTGGTGCATTTCCTATATCAACATCTAAATTTGAAACAATGGGCTTTAGTTCCATTCAAAGTACAATCATATCTAAATCTATAAGTGGTAAAAAATTATCAAGAACTATTGATTCTCAAAGATGGGCTTTTACCATTTCTATTATTACATCAACTAGATCAACTGCCTATGGAGAGTTGATGGCTTTTATTGTTAAGCAAAGAAGTGGAAAAGAAAATTTTACTATTATTCCACCAGAATTAGAAGATGCAAGAGGAAACGAAACAGGAAGTGTTTTAGTTAATGGCAATCAATCTGCTGGAGATGCAACAATAGCTATGGACGGATTCGCAGGCGATGGTGCAGGCAGATTTAAAGCAGGAGACTTAATTAAGTTTGCCTCGCACGATAAAATTTATATGGTGGTTACAGATGTAACAAGTTCAAGTAATGCGGCAACAGTAACTATTGAGCCACCTTTAATTGCAGATATAGCAAATGATTCAGCAGTTACTTATGATAATGTTCCTTTTACAGTTCATTTAACAAATGATGTTCAGTCTTTTGGAGTAGTAGGGACTGATAAAGATGGAAATTTATTATACAAATATGAGTTAGATGTTGAAGAAACTACTTAATGGTAAAATATTTAATTAAACATTGGGTCAATGTTGATGTTATTGCTGAAAAAGTAGTTGATGAGTCAGAAATTAATTCAATTAATAATGACCTTAAAAGACATCAAATCCCTGATGGAACTTTTAGCTATGTTGTGATAAAGAATAGTGAGAAAATAAATAGAACAACATACGAGATTTATGACGAGAAACTTAACTACAGCAGTAAAGAATCACCTAGCGACAAATGAGATAAAGCCTGTTCATTTAATTACGATTGGTTTTGGTACTCCACAAAATATTACAGATTGCGTACATGATTTAACTTCAAGTGTATCAGGCTCTAGTGTTACTTATTCATCAAGCAAATTATAGAGCATTTTTAGATGCTAATAATGCAATTATAGCTGACCCTTTTTTATTATATAAAGGAAACATTGAAACATACACAATAGCAGAAACAGAAGATTCTTCAGTATTAAATCTTAATGTAGTTTCTCATTGGGCTGATTTTGAAAAGAAATCTGGAAGAAAAACAAACAATACATCACAACAAAGATTTTTTAGTAGTGATGTAGGTATGGCTTTTGCTAGTGAAACTGTTTTAAATATTAAGTGGGGTAGATCATAATGGGTTTTCCAAATCCTTTTACAGCGGCAAAAAAAATTATTTCAGGAGCAAAAAAAGTTGTTAAAGTTATAAGAGCAGTTAATTTTTTAAAAAACTTAAATCCTTTTGTTGCTTTAGGAATTTTTGCAATTGGTTGGTTATTTTTATCTAATAGACGACCTGATAGACCTGACTTTGGAGATAGTGATTTTAATAATTACGAAAAAGGAATATTATTAAACCACCAATCTAACGATCAATCTATTC